AACGAGCTCGCTCGGGCTCACGAGGCAGCGGAGACCGATCGTCTCAACGCTGCCGCTTATATCGACCCGATCTCCCTGGACTCCTTAGCGGAGGACGTCGCGACAGCGAAGACGCTTCTCGCTCAATATGACGAGCGCTGGAAAGACGAACCGCTGGAGGTTATCGAGAACGAGCGGACGCTCTCCGCAAGGATTCGGACGACCGGAACTCAACGAGGAGCTCATCGAATCTCCTATTCTGGGAAGATCGACAAGGTCGCTCGGATAAACGGTCGGCTTTTCATTATTGAGCACAAGACGACGACTTCCACGGGAGATTGGATCGAGAGGAATCGTCGGTCTCCTCAAGCGGTCGGATACGCTTATCTCCTCCGAGAGAACGGAATCGAGGTCTCCGGAGTCGTCTTCGATCTCATTCAATCGAGACCGCCCAAGCCTCCGGAAGCGCTCCCAGTCCTCAAGGACGGAAAGCGTCTCGCAAAGACAACCGGGTTGCCTTGGACGACCGCTGCAAACTTTCTCCGAGCGATCGAAGACCTCGGAGCGCTGTCGACTGGACAACCGGGAAAGCTCTCGGACTGCGAATGGTACGGAGAGACACACGAAGCTTTGCAAGTTCGGGACGACTCCGGTTTCTGGTATAGACGAGAGGTCGAGTTGATCTCCGAGGAGTCAATCGAGCGACTCGGACGGGAGCTCTATCATTCCGGGACGAAGATTCGGAGTTGGAGAGACGCAATCCTCGAAAGCTCCGAGAAGATTCGGGAAGCGTCGAAGTCTCCCAGTCTCGGAGAGGTCGTCTCGGAAGCGCTCCAGAGACACGGATCGAGCTTCGTCCGAGAGCCTTCTCTTTGTTGGCAATATAACCGGCTTTGCTCCTATGCGTCGATCTGTCTGTCATGGTCTCCGGAGGACGTGATCGGCTTTTCCGTCGATACGTCGAAGGACGGACACTCGGAACTCTCGGAGACGTCTACAACTTGACCGTCAAGACTCCTTGACGACTCACAACGCAACGAAGGTTGCACACACGAAAGGAAAGAAGATGCGAATCGGACGAGCTCAAGAATCATACAAGCGACAGCCACACCTCAAGATCGCCATCGTCGGAGCAAGCGGAGCCGGAAAGACGGAATGGGCCGCTCGGTCTCCGAGACCGTTGATCGTCTTGACCGAACCTCAAGGTCTTGCGTCGATCCAAACCGCTAACCCTCAAGCGATGGTCGTCCTCGTCGAAAGCTGGGAGGACTTCCGAAAGGTCTTCGACGCTGTCAAACTCGCTCAACCGACCGAGATCGACGGACAACCGGCTTCCCGAGTCACTATCGAGGGAGAGACCTTCGTCTTTCAGACGCTCGTCGTCGACAGCTTTACAGACCTCCAGCGTCTAGCGGTCAACAAGCTCGCCGGAGTCGAATCCGGGACTCGGGATCGACTGGACTTCGACTCGGGAGCGGTCAACCTCTCGATCGAGAAATGGGGCCAGTTGACGTCCGGCTGTGAGGCTGTCTGGAGTCAACAACGAGCGCTCCCTTGCTCAACGGTCTTTCTCTTTCTTGCGGAGGACCGGACCGACGACCAACAAGTCCGGACAACGCTCCCGATGTTAGCTGGACAGAAACTCCCGTTCGCCATGGGACAGTATTTCAACGCTGTCGGACTTGCGACCGTCCGGAGGTCCGGAGAGTCGCTCCAACATCTCATCCGCTGGAGCTCCGCAACCTCAACGGCGATCACGAAACCCGCTCCCGGTTGGCCAGCTGTCACGGTCAATACTCGGACTCCCGGACAAACGACGCTCGGGTCTTTGCTCCGCTTCTCGTTTCCCGATCTCTCGGTTGCGTCCGAGGACTGCGACTCGTCGGACTTCGTCTCCGCACCGAGTCCCGAGAAGACCGCTCCAGTCCCGACGGAGGTCCAGCCTCCAGCGACTCCCGTTCAATCCCGACGTCGTCTCGGATAAGACGATTCCCTCTCAACTCTCAATCGAGGACTCAAGATGACACTAATCAACGCTGCCGATCATAAATGGGACGCCAAGCTCGCTCCGAAGTCGCTCCCGGATGGCGAATATCTCGTCTTTGTTGCGGACGCTTTCCCGGACCATTCCAAGTCTGGGACTCCTTATGTCGAAGTCACGTTCACTGTCCACGATCCTGCCAGTCCAGCGAAAGGACGCTCTCTCCGATTCAACCGCTTTTGGCTGTCCGAGAAAGCGATCCCTCGTTTTGTCCGGTTTCTCCGAGCTTGCGGATCGACCGCTGTCTTCGACGCTCAAGACCGGAAAGCGGTCGAAGAAGCGCTCCTCGATCGGATCGTCCGAATCACGGTCAAGACGACCTCGGAAGAATACAAGGGAGAGCGACGAGACAAGACCGAAGCGGCTTTCTTCGCTCCTCCGACGAAGTCCGACGTCGCTCGTCTCCGAGAGGAATACGGAGAGACGATGCTCCCTCCGCTGGACGGAGAGGAATCTGGAAGCGGTTTCGACGACGACGACGTCACTCCCTTTTGAGGTGCAACGATGACAAGGACGGACGAAACACTCGTCAACGTTGCACGTCTCCGAGCTCGGGTTGTTTGGCTGGCTGCAAAGATTCGATTCTCCAAGGGAGCGAAGACCGTCCGATTCCGACGGTCGGACCTTGCTCGGATGATCGAGATCGAGTTTGACCGTCCGGACCCGTTCGGCGGAATCGAGGCAGTCTTGGCAGCTTTGCCCGAAGATGGGCGTCCGGTCTGGGACGGAGACGAGTTCCAGCTTTCCGATCCCGAGTCTCGTCGGAGCGCTCCCGACGAAGACGAAGTCCTCCAAGTGTTGCACTATTGGAGAGACAAGACGGGACGACCGGAGAGAACGGAGTTCACAACTGCGAGACTCGGAATCGTCCGAGCTCGTCTCCGAGACGGATACTCGGTCGATCAACTCAAGAAGGCTGTCGACGGATTGATGCTCTCGGAATGGCACGTTGAAGGACGCTATACGGACACAAGTCACGCTTTCAAGATTGAGCGGCTGGAGAGATGGCTCTCCGCTCCGAAGGACGAGAAAGCGGACGAGGTCGAAAGAGTCGCTCTCCAGACTATCGCTCGGAGAAGGAGAGTCGGATGAGACAAGACAACCCGGAGGACTTCTTTAGACGGAACAATCTGCCGCTCAAGCGACGAGGGAACGAGGGAGTCTCGGACTGTCACGTCTGCGGAAAGCCGGATCACTTATATGTGAACCTCAAGACGTTCGTCTGGCATTGCAAACGCTGCGACGAACGAGGCAACGAGTATCAACTCAAGAAAGCGCTCGGTCTCCAATACGAGGTCCAAGACCCTAACGGAGCCGACTCGGAGACAGTCGCGATCGAGAGGATGACTCGGGAGCTCAAGTCGACGACCGCTTCGACCGACGTTGAGCGCTGGACGACCGCTCTCGTCGAATCCAAACTCGCTTCCGCTGCGAGAAGCTACCTCGAAAGCCGGAAGATTCCGCTCTCGATTGCCGAGCGATATCGTCTCGGATGGTCGTCCAGTCCCGACGGGACGATTGCGACCGAAGCGAGACCGAGACGGAGGATTCCGGGAACCGAGTTCGATCCGGAACCGGATATCGGTCCCGGTTGGCTCGTCATTCCAACGTTCTCGGCATGGTCGAAGGACGGACGACCGGACCCGAGTTCGGTCTCTTGCGTCAAGCTTCGGTCGATCCCTCCAGCGGAGAAGACCTTTCGTCGAATCGCTGGAGGAGAGTCCGCTCTTTTCGCTCCGAACGGGATCGATGCAACGACGACGCTCCTTGTCGTCGGAGGAGAACTGGACGCGATCTCGGTCGTCGTTGCCGGATTTGCGAACGTCATCTCAACGACGACCGGAGAGACCGGTTGGAGCGACAGCTGGAACGTCCGTCTCGAATCCTGCGACGACATCGTGATCATATATGATTCCGACGAAGCCGGTCGAAAGGGAGCGACAGCGTTGGCCGAGAAGCTCGGAGCTCATCGGGTCCGAGTCGGGAGTTGGCCAACCGGATACAAGGACGCAAACGAAGCGCTCCAGGGTCTCGGAGACCGATTCGACGTCCGAGGTTGTATCGACCAAGCGAAAGCTGCCGGAGGAGATTCCGTCGTCCGGATCGAGTCGCTCCGGGAGCGATACAAGTCCGACCTCCGGAAGACGAATCCGAGAGGAATATCGACCGGCTGGACCGACCTCGATTCCGTCCTCGGAGGAGTCCGAGACGGAGAGATCACGCTTGTAACCGGAGACACAAGCTCCGGGAAGTCGACCTTCGCTTCCCAATGGGCTCTCCAGATGGCGACTCAAGGAGTCCGATCTCTTGTCTGTCCTTTCGAGATGGGAGCATCTCGGCAGCTAGACAAATGGGTCCGCCAATGGTCCCAGTCCGCTCCGGACAAGTTGACCGACAGTGCTCTCGATATCGCTCTCGATCAACTCCAAGGACTCCCGATCTGGATGCTCAACCGTTACGGGACGATCCGACTTGAACCGATGCGGAACACGCTTCTCTACGCGATCCGGAGACTCGGGGTCCGCTTTACCCTCATCGATCATCTGCACTTTATGATCGAGGAGGGTCCGAACGAGCGGTCCGAACTGGACGGGATGATGAAGATGCTAGCGGAGGTCGCTGTCGATACGAAGACGCACGTCGTCGTTGTTGCTCATCCGAGACAGCATCACGCCTCCGACGAAAAGCACAAAGACAACCGGATCATTCAGATGAGCGATCTCAAGGGAAGCTCCGGTCTCAAACAAATGGCAGACAATATCCTCTCTGTCTGGAGACCTCGAAAAGCGGACCGGACCGGAGTCGTCTCCAGCGGATTCGGAGTCTCCAACGTCTACGCTCTCAAGGCTCGGTCGGACTTCGCTGTCGAAGGTTCCGTCGGATTCAAGTTTGTTGTTGAGTCCGCTCGATTCGAACCTCCGGACGTTTCGACGATCCAAGCTTTCCAAGCGGCTCTCGGAGGAAACGAGTCGGAGACAGTCGAAGTCCCGAGAACTCGTCGGAGGTCTGCGATTGAACCGGAACGACCGAGAGTCGAACCGGTCCCGAAACACTGGACGGAGTTCAACGATGACGAAGACCTTTGATCTCCGATTGGAGTTGAGTCGGAGCCGAGACGATGCGCTTCTCCGAGTCGTCATCCCGTGGCGAATCGTGCCAGCTAAGCGGACGAACCGGAGAGACTGGAGTCCTCAAGCGAAAGCCTATCACTCCGATCAAAAGCGGATCGCTTCGTTCCTCCAGTCTGTCCCGTTCCGAGCGGAAAAGCCGTTCGGAGGAGTCGTCCGTCTCGGGACCGCTGTCTTCGTCGGTCCTTGCAAGTCTGGACCGCGCAAGGGATTGATGCCCGGAAATATCGGAGACTGGGACAACTATCAGAAAGCGGTGGCGGACTGTCTCGTCTATCACGGTTGGCTCATCGGAGACTCCGCTCCGACGATGAGAGGTCCGGACCTCGTCCTCGTTCCGGAGTCTTGGAATCTCGGAGAGCTCGTCGAATCCGGAGTCTATACCCTTGCTCCGGAGACGGTCGGCTTTCCTCCGACTGGAGCGACCGTGATCACGTTATGGGCGACGAATCGTTGATCGGTCCAAGAAAACGACATCGGACCGAAGAAAAGCGTCTCTCATTAGTTGACGGTCG